CCCGGATCTCGGCCACCAGCGGATGCACGACTGGCTGACCCATCGAGCCGATCGACATCACGCCCACGACGCCGAGCTCCAGCTCCATCGTCACGATCCGGTCGGACGCCCGGCACGCCTTCTCGAGCACCGTCAACTCGTCCACGCGCAGGTCGTACTTGCTCGTCACGTCACGCCACAGTTTCGACCCGACAGAGTCGAGCCCTTTGGGGGCCGTCGCCTTGCTCATCACGCCCTCCAGGGGCTCAGCGGGAGGCCACCAGGGCCGAAAAACGGGAAGAGGTCGCACGTTGGATTTCGACTGCTATCCCCGCGGTCTTGCTCCTCAGGGGGGAGGGGAGTCACCCCCAGGGGTCAGTCGGAGTCGGTCGCGGACTTGCGCGTCGCCTTCGGCTTCTCAGCCGCGCCGCGTGCGATGAGCCGTTCGCCGATCGGGTCGAGCACTTCGATCGTGTCGCCCTTGTCGTTGCCGCCGAGGGGCTTGGTCAGGGTGATCTTCATGGCATCTCTCCTGGGTGTGTCTCGATTGGACGTCGCCTCATGGCGGCGCGTGCGGTATTGCGGGCTGCTGTCTCGCGTGCGGTCTTGGCCATGTGGCACGGCCCGGACAGCCACGCCAGGTTCCCCGGGGTGTGGTCGTCACCGGGGGTGATGTGGTCGGCGTCTGTCCCGCGTCCGTCGCAGTCGGGGTCGTGCGTCGTGGCCTCGCATCTGCCCTGTGCCCTGGCCCGGACTTGCGCCCGGGTGGCCTGCCAGTTGGGGGGTAGGCGTTGCCGGCGGTCGGAGGTGGCCCACGCCACAGCCCACCTCATCTCCCTCGGTTCAGTCGGTTGCGTGCAGGTAGTCGTCGTCGTCGACAGATTCGTAGTCGACCTCGGGTGTGATGGCGGCGGAGATGGCGTCCTTGTCGAACACTGCGAGCACCCGGTCGGCATAGTCCTTGGTGCCAATGTGGACCCCGACGACCTTGACGTGTTCCGGGTCGAGACGGTCGGCGCCTTCCCGGATCTGGGCCATCGCGTCGTTGAGTGCCTGCTGGGTGTCGAGGTCAGCGTCGTACTCGATGACGATGACCATGCGCTCACTCATGCGCTCTCCTGACGTGTGTCCTCGCCCGTGCATGTGCTTAGCCCGGGTCTCTAGTGGTGGGTCCGGTGTCTCGTGCGCCGGGCGAGGAGTGTGTGGCGGCGGTCTTCTAGATGCCGCAGTAGTTGGGGGTGCGTGTTCGCTCAGCGGGACGTGGTTCGGTGATGGGCACGATGCCCCACTGCACGCGCATCTCGTTGACGACGTCGACAACTTGAGGGTGCCACGGGTACCACTCGCGTCCCCGGACGGCGAGACCCTCGAGTCGGCTATGGATGGCGAGTTCGTCGGCTCGGTCGCCGCGTATGAACCCGATGATGGACCTCTGCCCGTAGCCGATCTGGTTGCACCTGTGCCCTAGGTCGGTCGTCCACCCGATCTTGATGAGCCCGTCCTTGGTCTGGACGGCGTAGACGACTGGACCGATGGCACGCAGGAGTTCGTTGCTGATGTGCGGGACCGATTCGTGCTGTAGGTCAGTGGTCAGCGGCGCGACGTAGTTCCTCTTGCGGGTAGCGTGGGACACATCGACTCCGATCAGTCGGTCACGCCCCCGGCCAGTGCCAACTGGTGCGGGGGTCTTACATGGATGGGGGTCTGATCCACACGCTCAACCTGTTTTAGGGCGCGCAATGGATGTGCAAGTCACACCGTACACCACGAACGACACCACTGTCATTCACGCCACGCGGGTGTGTCTGAGGGCGGCGAGGTCGGCGTTCAGGTAGAGCTTGCGGCCCTTGTCGTCTCGGCGTACAGCTCCGATCCGTGGGGTTCGTTTTGGGTGGTCTTCGTCGGGTCCGCGTTCCCAGTTGTAGATCTGGTCTTCGGACAGGTGCCAGAGGGTGCGCGCCTCGGATGCGGTGACGAGTCGGGCGAGGTCGGCGCGTACTTCGAGGATGCGGTTCTTGACGGCGAGGGCGTACTGGATGGGCGTGTAGGTCTTGCCGCAGTGGTTGCATTCGCGGGTGTCGTCGAGGCCCTTGTGGGTGTACCGCTGGACGATGCGCCCGTTGCAGGTGATACATGGGGCGTCGGATGGTTTGGGTGTGTCGATGTGTCCGGTGACGGCGCGGAGGCGACCGCGGAGTGCTGCCAGGTCGGTTAGGTCGAGGGTGAGGTCGAGGGTGTTGGCAGCGTGGGGGGCGTTGGCACTGAGGTAGTCGACAGCTGCGTCGATGCTGGTGAGGTCGGCTGCTGGGTGGTGGAGTTGGTGACGCCAGTCGTCTTCGATGCGGGTGAGGATGGCTAGGACTGAGGGCGGGTCGGTTGGGAGGCAGTCGCGGGCGTGTTCACGGTTTCCGTCGCGGGCACTGGTGACGCTGCCGTCGTAGCCGGGGCAGTGCATGACGAATGCGGTTCCGCCGATGATGCGGGTGTCGGCGGTTGGTGAGGTGGCGCGGGTGTAGCTGATGGCGTGTAGGCCGGCGATGTAGGCGATGGTGTCTGGGAGTTCACGGTAGAGGCCGCGGATGTCGTAGATGAGGGTGCGGATCTCGTTGGTGATGTCACTGGTTGTGCTCACGTCATCTCCCCCAGATTGCGGCGGCTAGCAGGATCAGGGCGGCGAGGGTCGGTGTCGATCATTGGCGCCACGATCTGAACGCCCGCCGTAGCGCTCTGCCGTTCATCTTCCGTATCCGCGCGTCGAGATCGTCTGCGAGTCGGATCGCCGCGCTGCGGAACGGCCCGGACACATCCTCACAAGCGATCCGAAACGCGATGCGCTCGGCCGCGAATGTCCCGAGCAGTTCGTCACGCATCCGCTCGTCGGAATCGGCGTCGCTGGGATACATGGCGATCCACCGCTCCCACACGCGGTCACGCATCTCCGGGTTCATCGTCACGTCGTCTCCTGCCGGTAGTTTTCTGCGATGCCCGCGGCTTCTCGGGCGGTGGCCCATTGGAGGAAGCCGAACGCATCCCACGCACGAAAGTCGCGGCTGGACGCCTTGAAGATCCACCGCTCGCCGTCGTCGTCGATGACCTCACCGAGGATCAGCACCTTGACGGGCGTGAGGTTCTCGATCACCATCGCCTGTTCGGTAGCGAGGACGATGCGGTTGGCAGCCTCGCGGTCGTCGTCGCTCACGGCGTCTCCTCCGGGCGGTCAGAGACGACGATGCCGAGGGTGGCGAGGAAGTTGAGCACCCAGAGCCTCGGCATCGGCACCCCGTGCTCGTAGCGCCAGGCCGTCGCGCTGGCTGGCTCCCCTGTCTGGCGGAGGGCCTCGCCTACCTCGGCGGTCGTGACCTGCACCGGGTGAGCGGCGAGGAGGGCGCGGAGTGCTGGGAGTATGCGAGCCGGGTCTAACTGAGTCGAGTACCGCTCGATCAGCGCCTCGATCCCAGCGAGCAGGTCAGCGGTCATGGGACACCTGCTCGTAGACGTGCCACACGAACGGGCCGTCGAGGACCGTGGCGCGATGGAGGCACGTCCAGGGGTCGGGCGACGGGTGGCCCGTGCCCCGCACTTCCATGTGGACCGACTCCTCGGGGGCTCCCGGCTGGACATTGACCCACACCGCCAGGCGGCCGTTGACCGCTTCGACGTGGACGATGCTGAGCGGCCCGGGCGCCATGATGGTCGGGCTGTCCTCGACCTCGATCTCGTACTTCCACACGGTCCTCATCGCTTCTCTCCCTCGCTCGGTTCGGCTCTGTCCCATGCGTCTCGCTGCCTGCCCCGCCAGTCGTGTACGACCCGGTACTCGTAGGTGACCCCACACGGGCAGGTCGCCACCGCTGGCCCGTCCTCCCCGGTCGGCCATTTGCAACCGCACGGGTGCCGGCGCCCATCCCACCGGTCAGCCCACACGACCAGGACGACCGAGACGACCAGGTACGCCAGGACGGTCCAGGTGTTCACGACGCATCACCGGCCGCAGCTTCGGCATGATCCACAGGCCGCGAGTACGCCGGGGCACCATCCGCGAGCGCCGCGTCGAGGATCTGCCGCACCCGTTCCGCAGACACACTCGGCACACGCTCGGTCTGCTGCACGGACGGCTCAAGGGCGTCCACCCGGCACGCGCCGCAATTGTGCGCCGGGTAGGACGTGTGCCCCGGCTTCGGGCAACGCTCGAACCGGATCGGGTTCGACACTCCCAGCGCTTTGCCCTTCGTCCAATGCTCGCCGGCGAGGGCGATGATCGCCGGGGTCCGGTTGCCCAAGTTGGCAGCGGCGTGCAGGGTGGCGATGGCGAGCTCGAAGCCGTCGCCCCTCTCCCGGGCGTTGTGCAGTGCGGCGATGATGCCGACGACATCCCACTCCGGGCGCATGGCATGAATCAGGGCGGCCAGCGCATCGGCT